CACTAATGTAGTCTGAGCATCATTAAGTGCTTCAGGCAGTGCAATATCAGTGTCCTTAGTATAATCCCCAATGGTAATGTCACCAATGGAAGTTATTTTAACTGTGGAACCTTTGCCAGCAAGTTCGCCTTCGTAGTCTCTATTAATTACTCCATTCTGCCCGTAAACCAAACTCTTTTGTAGGTTTTCAAGCAGTCTTGCACTCCAAACAGTGCCAATAAATCCTTCAATAGTCATGTAAATTACTCACGGTTATTGTTTATTTTATCTGACCAGAAGCCAACTGCTTCTGTATATTTGTCCAGTCCTGATTAATTTGTTCCGGCTTCATACTTTCTATTTCAGCCCTAGTATAAATATGAGGAGCGGCGTTACCCCCGGCTGGACTACTTGATCCACCTACGCTTGGTCCGGGCCCAATACCCGTTAATAGAGCCTCAGCACTTGCTTTTATAGTTGCTTCATCGGTGCCTTGAACAAAGCCAATTAGACTAGCTGGCAACCCAACCTCAGATGCAATTTTAGCTTTAAGTGCATCCAGAAGGTTCTTGCTTTCTTTATTTTTATATTCAGCTAACTCGTTTCTAACTGCTTGTTCTTCTTCATTATGCCTAGCAAGCCTTTCGCTGACAATCCTGTCAACTTCAGCTTGAGTAAATACTTTATCTTGTGTCATTTATAAAACCAACTTTATGGAAGTCGTCACCATAAAAAACTTTTTAATCAACTTAACGATTTTAAAAAAGTTTTACGAAAATACTTCCACCCTCAAACAAAGAAAGGACAAAACAACCAAAAGTTGTCTTGTCACCCCTCCTTGTCCTTTTGGTGGGCACCTAAAAAACAGCATTTTCATTTATATACTACCGCACGAAATCGCGTGTTTTTAGCCCCTAAAACCCACGATCTCCAAGTAGAACGTATAATGGCTCCAGAGCCTACGGCGTGCCCCTTCACAAGTGAAGGCACGCCTTCGGCTCCTTCGCCCTTCCCCCTTTGCGTCGTTTGCGAAAAAAATAGTGTTCACGCGATAATCGGCTCGACATCTTCCGAAAACACTTCGCTGTCTTCATCAGCCACGCTAATTAAGACGCACCTGCAATTTGGATGGAGTCCCGGACACATTACTCCACCACTAAACATTTCATCGATGCCTACAACTTCAAAATCCATAGCGCTGCATTCCGGGCAGCTCCTTTCATCATTGGGGCATCGCCACATCTTATACTTGTGACCTGCAGCCTTTGCCCGTACCATAATGCCTTCGTTCTGAGCTCGAACGTACTCTGTCCGGTATATTTTATCTAGTCTTGCAGGCCCCTTATATTGATCCTCAAAAGCATCCTTAAACGCATCCGGACCCTTGCCCCAATTCTCAATCATTTGGCCCTTCAGAATCTGGACATCGGTCTGACTTAAGGTCTTCACCAATTCCATGCCGTGTTCGATAAAATATTTAATAGCAGCATCAGACCCTACTAAAGCCGGGGCAACCGTTCCAACTGTATCGCCAACCGTGCCCATCTCAAAGGCATTCTGTATTACGTCTTGCCACGCCTTTACCCACAACTTCCAATTAGCGTCTTTGATGCCTTTACCTAGTTTCGCTAACAATAAAGGCATCAAAGCTTTTAGCCAATCCGGGTCTTCTTCCTGATCGTCTTCCAGGACTATGCTATCCAACATGTCCTGAAGTTCTTTAGGAAGAGCCATCTTAACCACTGTTCTGCTTGAAGTATCCTATGTCTTTAAGGGTACTTACAATATCCGGCATTAATGGGGCCTTTTCAATCCCGCCATTCGCACTAGCATTACTTATGTCCTGTCCACTCATGGGTTTTGCCCATTGTTGTTGTGGCGGTGCTTCTCGCTTTATGCGGGCTAACTCTTCTTCGGCTTCTTCTCGCGTGCATCCGTCCAGCCTCATAATTGCAGACGACCTCGACGTCAGTCCAGAATTGACCCTTGTCTGCTCGATCATACTATTTTCAAGGTCATCGCTAGGCAGTCCATCCTGCCAACCAATAACTTCCAAATCAACTTCTACACTATTTGCAATACGTCCTTGCACATCAAGTATGGATGCCGCCTTAATTGCTTTCTTAAGTTGACTGTCAAATCTAGCTCTTATTCTATTACAATGGCTTATGGTCCTTAAAAGCAGCCGCCTTAATGCACTTCCAGAAGCAACCGCTCCCCCACTAAAGTCTCCAATTGCGGCAGGATTCAAATCTGTTACCGCATAAATCATAGAAACCAGCCGATCCATTTCCTGGAAGCTGCTATCCAGTTTCCCATCCCAAGTAAGATACGAAGGTGCGTCCTCATCCTGTCTTATTGGGAAGAACCGACCATTCAAACGCATAGTTTCTTCGCCTGTTTCCATGTCGGTTGTCAGCATAGAATCAGGTCCAGTCATAGCTGGCCTGCTATGAATATCCAGAATAGAAGATATTTTTATAATGCGTATTTCTAACTCTTTAACTAAGTTTTCAATGCTTTCATAGTCACTTATGCCATAAACGTCATTGCGCTTTTTGATATTAGACACTACAAAAACAAGGGGGTAAGGCACTCCGGTATCCACATGTTTAGGAACATTAATATATTTACTACTTATATTTAAATCAACTTCATGGTCTATCTTATCGCCATTCATCCAGTACAGGTGATTATCGATTGCGCCAGCAGTATGCACTTCTGTCCTTAGCAAGCTAGCCACACTACTGCCGATCTGTTCTTTAAATTTCCAAGCAAGGACATGCGCCACATACTCATTTACGTTGTCTGGATTTACTACCGGGAACCATATAGACGGGTCTATATTTTCTATTATGGAACCTGGTTCTGCACTGCCTGCACCCTGGAATCTTACCTTCAGCACTGCATTGCCAAACTTAATAAAGTTATTACAAGCCTCATATAAAACAATTGGCAAGTCACTTCTTGTCACAATGCCTTTAAGTTCTTCCTGGCCATTCGCATCTGAAAACCTGGGTGGCTCTCCAACGACCATATCGGAGTAAACACTTGAAACAACCTTAAACCAGTTCATCGGCAGCTTCTTACCATTATATTTGCGACTAAAGAATGAACTAACTAAATCAATACTGTCCTGTATGTCTGCTAGGTCCCATAAGTCTCCCCAGACCGCTTCATGTCGTCCCTCATATAAATTATTATATCTATCATATGAATTTAATCGCTGTAATTCTTCTTCGGGTGGGAACGGCTTCAACGCATTCAACCAACTCATATCAATTAACATTTATAAACTCCATTAAATACTATTAACAACATACTTCAGTGCATCAATTAGGTGATCGTCTATCTTTTGCGGCTTGTCTTCGCCCCTGTCAGCAGCAGATTGATCCCAAGCATAAGTTTCCATTTCACTAACAAGCACTGGACACCTTTCCTTATCAATAAAAAGGTCACCATTTGAAAGCATACTGGCTATCTTCCTAATACCAGTCAGCACACTGTTGTCGGCAGCCCTAGCCTTATGTAATCCATCGCGCTGTAACTGCAAAATAAAGGAAGCCGCACTCGGATCTACTTCTATCGTATTAGCATAAAGTCTTTTTCCACTCACGCCAACAGTTTCCACTTTATTACTATATCCCCAATCGCTGCTACAGAACTTTGCCATATCTTTTGAATAGTCGGCATCCGTTTTCTGGGCGTGTTCAGCTACACTGTCCCAATAATATTCTCTTGTCACAAACCAAGTTGGCCTAACCCGGCCCGGCAATATATATTTCTCTAAAGCCACCCAGGCGCAAGCATTATGGGTGCCATAGTCAGCGCCAATTCTTAACTCCTTTGGACTGTATGATTCCTTGGGCGGACTCCTACAATTATCTTTATTAAACAGTCCGAATACCCTTCCTTCTGCCGCAACCCAATTGCCCAAAATAAACCGATCATAAAAGACAGTGCCCTTGGGATACTCCTTACAAAGATCTTCCTTGTATTGTAAAGGCAAGTGTGGATTATCATCCAAAGTGAATTTCCAGACATTTATATTTAATTCATCCTGCCGTTGTATGAAGTTCTTATAAATGTAATGCCGCGGAGTCTCAGGATTACAGGTCCCATACAACCTGGCATCAGGATCGCTCAACCTACTCAACAGCATATTAGTAAAGCTTTCAGGAATCGTGGTCCACTCATCAATGTAGGCCATCAACAAGGACTCACCCTCGATCTTCTTATAGCTGCTTACATTATCTGCGCCTTCAATCCACACTGTCCTGCCAAATATCTCGCACTCCTTTTTGCCAGAATGCATCTCGAAATTCCGCTTGCCCACCAAATCCTTTATCTGGCTTAAAACGTTTCTGTATAAGCTAGTGCCAGTATTACCCACAAAAAGTATATTTCCATCAGGTAAACTTACTATATCCTTAAGAACCTTTAAGTTAACAGCCCACGTTTTAGTACTTCTTACGCTTCCTGTTAACAAATTAATCCTGGCAGGCTTCGTTAGAATAAAGTCCCGTTGCTTACCCACCGGCATCACTAAAGCACTCATTGTTCTTTATTCTCTTCTGCCATCTTTTCAAACATTTCCACTAATGCAGCCTTAGCCTTATCATCGCCCTTGCCCTGCTCCACAGCAAACTTATCGACAAGTATTCCCACACAAACACATAAATCCCGCAACTGCTTAGTATCCTCACAACTTTCCAATAGCTGGTCCATCTTGTCCAGCGTCTTGCTTAACAGTTCTTGCCGCTTATCACTGTCCCGATATTTAGTCCAAGCAGTCAAAGCCTTGCTCGTCTTGCTATTCAAGGCATCAGCATCCTTCCGCAACCACTCATTAATGTCAATATCAAGTTCGGTTGCACACCTCTTAGCAACCCTTATCACAAAGCCCCTATCTTTTCCGATAAGCTTCGCTACCTGAGACGCATTCTTACCGGCCCTCAAATATTCCATAATGGTTGCTTCTTGCTCAACAGTACAAACCATAAATATAATTCCTAACCAATATAAGTAACCATTATTCACTTTTACGTTCAGTGGCCTTTAACGTATTAACGTAGCCATAACTTAGTCATAA